TCTACTGCTGAAAAGCTTCGTACTATGTTCTTCGGCAAAGGTACTATGGGCACCATAGCTGCGCGTATTGCTATGGAAGAAATGGGATTTCGTGAGTCAGATGAAGAACAAACAAATAGGATGCTACAACAAAGTGCAGCATCCTCGGCTCTTGGTAGAAGATTACAACGGTACCAGAACGCACCTACGACACCTTAATTAAGTTTGTCTCCTACAATTTGCATATCTTCAATGCGCTGCCATAAGCTATTAGCTTCGCGGCGCATTTTTTGTGAGCAATCTCTGATGTAGTTAAAGCTATCTCTACTAATTCTGTAATCATTTTCTTGGAGTACAGGAACAGCATGTGCTTCAATCATGTCATTAACTAGCTCTTCCCAGGGATATTCGCTAAAGGAAGTCTCACAGTCATCTCCCGATATGGTTACACCGATACCGTGTTTCGTAAGACTCATATGTACGTCTAGTTCACTGAGAACTGACAGGGTTTTTACTGCAGCCATCTGCACTCCTTTGAAATGCTTTTATTACGTCAGTCGAAAACAATTTCTGTATATTTAACAAATACATTTTTGACGCATAGTTATCACCGCCACTAACGCTCTTCTTGTAATCTAGGTTATCTATAATACGTTTCAGTGCGTCTATATTAAAGACGAGCGTGGCAAATACCTCGTCTCCGATACAAAGATTATGGAACCAGTAGTCAGATTCTGTAGCAGCGATGCCGCTAGGTTTGCCATAGGATTCGTATTCAATAGCAATGTTACCTGTTCGTGCCCACATATCTCGCTCTGATTTAACTTCAATCTTTTTGTTCTGAAGCATATCAGCAATAAGCTTTTCACGAACCTTGCCATACGACAAGTCTATATCAAACTTTTTTCTGTCCTGAACTGCTGGTTCCATATTTTTCATTAGGCACTTTCCTTAACTTCTTCTGTCACCTCGTCTTTAACGGTTGAAGAAGTCAGAGCACTAGAGAATGCGTTCTCTGCGGCCTGAAGCTGGTCTAGGTTAAATCTCGCTTCTGCAATCCTAGCCCGCAAACTACGAACTTGATTAAGGTAATAAACTTGCGTTTCATCAAGTTCATCAACAAAGAATTCTTTGTCGTTAATTGTGATTGTATCACGTACAGTTTTTTCAGTCATTTTCTTTTGCCTTCTCTTTTAGTTTTTGCCATTCTTCATAGCTTGGGTGGCTACGTGGGGGGTTAAATTGTATAGAACCTTCGCGACGTTTCCACACCAGTTTCTGTGGTTTATCAGGTTTCTTTTTCATGTGTTTCTAGCGTTCTTTGAATTACAGCAGATAATCCTTCTGAAATTAAAAGTTGCTTAGCTGTTTCATCACATTCAAAAACAACCTTTGCAGAACCGTCTTCATTTTCTACATAGTCTATTACAGTAACTCTACCAGACATTATCTATGTCCTTGTCGTTTTAGGTTGTCAAAGTACCCAGCATTGTACCCGCGTTGCCATTCCTTTCCTCGAAAGGACGATTCGCTATACGGATTTTCAATTGTGTGAAAGTACACTCGTTTATTAGTTGTGACTTGCGTAAAGTTATAGAAAGCTCTACGCCCCTCATAGAAAAAACGGTCAGCTGCGTTAGCCATAATACCCCCTATGCTGCGTTGATGTCAACAATTTCACAATGGTCTGATGTGCATGCAAGTGTTTGCATAGCTACAGTATTGTCTTCTTTCTCGTAATTTGCAAGTGCTTTCCAGTCAATAAAGTCGGGCATTTTCTTTGCAAATTCAGTGTAGTAAGCTTCATCACAATCTTGGTATGGAGCTTGCTCATAAATATGCTCTGAGCGCGGCAAGAAAGACAAACCAGATGCAATATTAAAGTTCTTGTAAATCCAGCCGCCTACTTCTAGCCATTCGTCGTCACTAACAGAAATAGTCACAGATGGTTTATGCTCGCACCAGTTGTTAGCATATACCTTCCAGAACTCTAGCTGTTCGATAGCTGACATATCATTCCGTGTCACGCATTTATCAGGCGCCTTTACTGGGAAGCTAAATACAGTATTGCTTTTATTCCAGTTATCGTCTTCGTACGGAATGCCATGCTCCATCATAAACTGCGTCAATGGGTCTTTCTTGTCCCCACGTACAGTACGGATGTAATACTGGCTATGACGTGCGTGGATGCCTGACGCTGAGTCAGTTAGCTGTGAAACAGTGCCGCTAGGCTTAACACAAGTAATAGCAGTAGACGCGTTAACGCCAATAGCCGCTGCAACTTCCTTGTTTGTGTCTACGGCTACCTGCCGCAAATCCTGCAAAATTTTAGCAATGTTCATGCCATATTTTGCGCTACGGCCATTAAGAATAGCGTTATCCATAATGCCAGTCATTGACACTCCAAGCAACCGCTCTTCCTCTGTATTCTTTGACCAGATACGGCGCAAATACGGAAAGTTAGTCAGCGTTGACTGCCACGTACCGATAATTGTAGCAATACGAACCTTACGTTTTAAGTCGTCAAGAGTATCACTACCACGCACAATAATTTCTGACAAGTTACAGAATTGGTATGGGCGTAGTATGATTTCACTACAAGGATTTGTACCGAACTCCTGCTCTGCGTCACGACGGCCATTTTCTGCCGCTTTCTTTTGTGCGGCACCCCGGTAGAACATACCACGTTCACCTGTACCAGACTGCGCCAGTGAAATCCATTCACGCATAAATGTCTGCATATCTGGCTTCTCTGTGTATGCCACAGAGTTGTTTGCCATTTGCCGCTGCGGGTCAGTTTCCCAGAACGAACCGACTTTAGCATGCCGCATCCGGTCATCCGACAGATTAGATAGGCTAATCATAGCTGAGCGCCGTACGCCACCTGACACGACAACCTCGCCCACTTTACACATAATATCGTGGCACTCAAGGCTAGACAGGCGCCGTCCTTTTGCTTTCGTGAATGTTTCTACCGTAAAACGGAACAAATCTTCTAGTGGGGCAGGACCAGATGCACGTCCTCCAAATGTCTTAAGTTTAGCGCCAGCAGGACGAACTTTAGACATATCCCACTTAGGAATTTCGCCCGACCACAGTAAAGCAAGCAGTTTACGGAAAGCTTTTGCCCATCCTTCTTTGCTATCTTTAACAAGAATGACTTCATCCGCTGCGAACAAGTTTTCTGGTACTTCTGGCAATTTAGATATGTATTGCCGCTCCACAGAGAAGCCTACACCGGTTCCGCACATAAGTATGTACATGGCCTCATCAAAAGCTTTAGGGTCGTCTACGGGCAAATATGAGCAGTTATAGCCAGCTGTATTATCACGTTCTAGGGCTTTGCCAGAGGTCATCATAGCACGCATAGAAGGCATAACTTCAGAATGCAAAATAGCGTCTTGTACTTCTTCTTTTAATGAATCAGAAAGCTTATAGCCATGATTAACAGACAAGTGGTTAGCCATATAATCAATATATCGTGATACAGTTTCATGCCATTCTTCTCGCCGTCCTTCATTGTCAAGCCAGCGTGCATAGCGCGACTTGTGAATAAATTGCTGATAATAAGTTGGTAGTGTAATATTACTCATTTTTTGTCCTCACCGTAATAGAGACAGGGTCTACGCCTTCAACATCGTACAATAAATCAGACATGTATTCTTTCACAATTTCTGATACTTCGTCAACATCAGCGTTAAATTCTTCTAGGTCTACTTTTGCTTTTACAATAATGTCCGCCCTAACTTTTGTCCTGCTCATTTTCTTGTTCCAAAATTAAACGGTCTAAATAGAACCGCGCCTTCTGCAAGTCCTCAAGGGGCTTGCCTTTGTAGCGATGCCGCCACAAATACTTTATTGTATTGCCGTTGCAATAGCCTTGAAAAAGCTCTGAACCGAGGGCAGCGCGTATTGCATCAAGGCACTCAATGCCCCCAGTGTTATAATGTGGTGGATGATTTACGATATCTACCGGCGGGTTGCTCTCACCATAATTACCGTACTCATCAAACTTACGTTTCATAAATGCTTCGTGTCTTTCCATATCAATCACATGAGTCTAGACGAGATAAAATAGCCACGTATGTTCCGTCCTCGTCGTTGTGGGTGGAAATAACTCTAGTATCGTAGGCTATCGTTGGATACTGAGTCTTGTATCTTTCAATGTCTTCCTGCAATTCTGCAGAGCTATCTGCAGTCAATAGTACACGCATATCTTTAGGCATTTTGCGCCACCTTTATTGCTTCACCAATCTGTTGTGCTATCTGAGGTACTATAGCGTTACCTAATCCTTTAAGACGGTCCACCCTTCTGGATACCCCATTAGCCACTCTACCCACGTCGGGTTCAGAGTACCAGTTCCACTTTGCCGCACTTCTGGATGATTGCCAAGCATTTTCTGCATTTTGTCGCCCGGCTGGCCGGCCTTGTGTTCGCTGGCGGACGGCGTTGGCCACATCTTTACCTCCGCGCAAAGGTAGTTCCTGTTGTACATATGTGTGTGGCTCTTGCTTCCCACTGGGCCGCAGTCCTTGTGTTCCGATGCTCGTGGAGTCGGCCACATCCGTACTTGGTCTGCTAGGTTCGCCCCAAACTTCAGATTGGGGTTGGTCTTGCTCACCCTGCGTCCTTTCTCGTCCAGCTGTCTCGGTCCCCCTGTCACATCCGTTGTCCTCGGTGTAGCCCACAATCCAGACTCGGTTTCTTTTGTGGGGTGCACCGACGGCAACAGCTGGAACAATAAACGTCCTTGTGGTGTAGCCTTCGGATTCCAAGTCAGCGAGCACAGCGTCGAGTCCCAAGCTGATGTGACCATAAACGTTTTCGAAAACAACCCAAGTGGGTCTTTTGGATGCAACAATTTTGAAGATGCTCGGCCAGATGTGGCGTGGGTCTTCTTCGCCTTGCCTTTTGCCGGCTTGACTGAAGGGCTGGCAGGGGTATCCTGCTGTGATGATGTCACAGTCTGGAACAAATCTTGCTGGGTCATTAGCTAACACCTTTACGTCTTCGGCTACAGGAACTGTAGGCCAGTGTTTCTTTAGGATTCTGCGACACCACGGTTCGACATCACAAAACAAAACAGGCACAGACAACTTCGCCATCTCAAAACCTAACGCGAAGCCGCCAATGCCACTGCATAAATCTACGTGTCTCACTTTATTACTCCGAGTACCCAATTTTCAGCACAATTTTCAACGTACACTTCGCTGTGTCCTTTGATATTGCGCTCTTCAATAATGGCTCCGTCTTGCATCATTATAACGGTAAAACTGCCATCGGGTTCTCGGAATACGGTTGCTTTTCTATATGCTGCAAGCCCACGACTACAATCTTCATCACTATAGAATTCGTGTAATAAAGTCATAATAACCTCAGTGTTGTGTTATAGTTATATCTTCATCCTCAAAACTTTGACGCCCCATGTCTAGCACAGTTTCCATATCCTGTGTAGCATGGTAAGCCATACCCCTAGTAAGTAGGGTATAGAATACAACATCGTCTTCTGACATTGAATCTGCCGGATGATGATAAATTTCTATTCCGAATCCGCCGTTATCATCATCCTCGTGTCGTATTATTACAGCTGAATCTCCTAGGCCTAGCTTCACTTCTTGTGACATGATACTACCTTAATAAAATGTTCAGCATCTACTACAGCTAATGGTTTCTTATGATTCATCTTAATAACTAACAAGGGTTCGCCGCCTGTGTCGTGACTTATCGCCTGTTCATAATAATTATAAAGTGTCGTCATCCGTTCCGTATTTTTACATTCAATATCATACGGAAACTTTTTGTATGCCGCTGTTGATAACTGTACGTCCACGCCGTTAACGCCCATTGGGGTTGACCGCACATCTAGATTAGTCAACCCCTTGAAGATGTCAAGCAGCTTTTCCACTACCCAGTTCTGAAGCTTCCGCCCCTTCGCTTTCGCCGACCTCGGCGACATTCGTTTCGATACGGACTTCGTGGATTTTGTCTGCTGAGAAGACAAAGCTTTGCTCCTTTGAGATGAGCGAGGGGAACGGCGCACCTTCGTTGAGCTCCGAGATGAAGTCGTCAGCTTCGTCCGTGGTGACTTTGAATATTTTTGCACGCTCCTCGCCATTAGCTGCCTGATACTGAATTGTCAGCGTCACGCCATTCGTCTGTGATGTGTGTGTACCAGACGAACTTTGGGTTTTTCCCTTTGCTTGGAAGCTGTCGTCTGAATTCCAGTTCGCTCCAGCAGTGGTGCTTGAAGTCGCACCAGGAACACTCCATACAAAGGGTCCTATTCCCAGTCTCCTTCTTGTAAAATACTTCGGGAATGTCATCGAATTGTTTCCGAAATGGCTTTGTTGTATCAGTTGCCACAATGGATTTTCGTATCGTCTCATTTACTTCGTCCTTTTCAGATTTGGATTCTACTGCTTCAGCAAACGCTATCTCGCCAGTAGATTTATTTAGGGCAATCCAGCCCTTGAATGGCTTATTTGCTGCCATTCCGTAGCCGATGCCTTGTGCCACGTACCCAAAAGAATCATTGCTTTTGATACGTTCAAAAGCAGACGTTGAGTTAAATTTGTGCTCAAAGGCATAGGGAGATGCTGTTTTGATGTCCCAAATACCATCTTCAAGCTCAATGTCATACTCGCCGTTAATAATAGTCCCATCAATCTCGTACGAGACTTTCTGGTGCTTGGACTTGATTTCAATTCCCGAAGCTTGAATTAACGCAATGAGTGCGGCTTCCATAAGGTCGCCCATAATCATCCGCATCTTAAAATCGTAGGTGCGTTTTTCGGGTTCAGCGCCACGAGCTTGCAAGTGAAGTTGGCAGGAAGGTCTGCCCATATTACTCATACGCAGAGTAAAATCGTCCTTCCCATCAGTGAAATGCTTCTCTAGTGCATCACGCGCAGCTTGAGCAAAAGAATCAAGGATGTGAGGAGGCATCTCAGCCTCCCCACTAGCCGCCCTAGAAAGGAAAGAAAGAAGGCGGCTTTGGTTTACATTCATGCTGTCAATGACTCAGGCAAGTCATCATTGAGGGCATCATCAATAGATTCTTCAAAGGTGCTACCGTCAATCACGTCGCCTGACATGCGTAACGCCTTGTCATAATCTTTCATGATTTGTTTGTTTTCACCGTCGATAGTGTCCTTGAAGTACTTAAGCAGTTCTTGGTCTGCTTCCCCAAAATTAAGCGGGCCTTCTCCTACACTAAAATCAGCGACATAGTAGATAAGTCCACCGTTCTTCTGGCGATTCAAAGAAGCATTCAAGCTATAGAAGATAAATGGCTTCTTCTGCGCTGACAGTGAATCCAGTGCCTTTGAGATTGGCATAAAGTTAGACCCACGTGCTCGCCACAATACAGGCATATCTACGATTTCCACGTTGTTGCCGTTAGCATCAACTGCATCATTAAATGTAACTTTGCCGTAAAGCATACGGAAACACTTAATGCTTTGCTGTTTCAGAGCTTGTTCAGCGCTCAAGTTTTCACGCTGTGAAGATGGAACAGAACCGCACCGCATAGACCCGATGGTATCAGGAATTTCGGTTTGCGGATACAAATCAGATGCAAGAACAGACTTGGATACCATTTCATTAGCTTCAGCATCATAATGCATGTACTGGTAACGTTGCATAAACAACTGAAACTTAATAGTTTTTGCATAGACAGCAGTCCCAGAATGGTTCACAAAGAACGCACCAGCAGGGATAGACCGTCCATTATCGTCTTCGTGGTCACGGTTGATTTTCAACAGTGCGAGAGACGCTGCGCCGCCAGTTGACGGCAAGTCTTGGCCAATAATGCTGGCCAGTTGTTCAAACGAAATATCATTTGTAACGGTAGGTAATGTGCTCATAACCTTCTCCTTTTTCACACGAGTACAATTTTTATCATAACTACGTTCGCTAGTCAAGCACAAAAGATTGCATGTCTAGCCAGTTTTTTCCAATCTCAAGGTCAACCTCAAGGGGCACGTTCCACTTAACATTGTATATTTCCTCAAATGCTTTATCTACATGCTTCATAGCATCATAAGTAATTCTGGCAACTTTTTGTTCTTCGCCAGGGTACACGTCAAGCACTATTGAGTCATGAACCGTATTGATAACAATAGATTTGCATTCTTGATTTCTAAGTTCATTGTGAAGTGAAATAAGTGCGAGCGGCACCACGCAACCCCCTGCCAAACCTTGTACAGGGTAGTTCTTGATGGAGGGAGCGTTGGATGCAGCGCCAGAAGGAAGCCGTTTAGTATCTGGAAAAGCAAATTGCTGACCAGTATGCAGACTAACAATCCCATGCGTAATAGCTTCAGTCTGTAAATAATCATGCCATTTACCAAGGGATGGGTACTTCTGCACAAAAGCTTTGTAGTATTCGACTTCGTTCGGACTGCCCGACATGCCACCATATAGCGGCTTGAAGGTATGGGCCTTCGCCGCAGTGCGCTCATCTTTTGTAACGTCACTTTCTGACTTTTGGAATATAACTGACGCAGTATATTTGTGAACATCGACACCATCCAATATGTCTTTAAGCATCTGCTCATCTCCGCACAGCTGTGCCGCTACACGGAATTCTAGCTGGCTGTAGTCAGCCTGTAAGATTGACCCGCCCTCAAACCTAGATATAACAACAGCGCGTACAGGAAAGGTATTACCGCGAGGCTGGTTCTGGAAGTTAGGGTCTGACGAAGATAAGCGTGTAGTACGCGTAACGCATTGGTTAAATCTTGGGTGCAAGATACCATTCTGCTTTACATTACGAGCAATACCACCAATAAAACTAGATAGGTATACATCTACTGCATTAAGCCGGATTGTGGCTTTCAAAAAGTTAGCAGCATTTTCGTTACCTTTGTGAACGGCGGCGGATAATAAACGAGCCAACGTCGTTTTATCTGTAGCAAAGCCACTAGCAGATACGTCCATAACGCCGCTAGGATTCATTGTGAGCCCGCCTACTTTTGGCAGCGGTATCTGCACATAGCCGTCCCCGCCGCACGTCTTACAGCGCGTAGGATTCTTCCACAAAGAACCATCTTTGCGTATCTTATAGTAATCGCCTTTACCTTTACAATTACCACATTGCTCTGCACGCGTCTTGTGAATGCGTGTAGTCATGTCCTTTACCTTTAAGGCAAATTGAGCGATAGACATACGGGGACGAAGTAATGGCTTACCTTTTTCATTTAAGCCGATGTTAAACGCTTCCGCCCACTTCTTCTTGTCAGTGATGCGGCGCGAATAGATTAACTGACTTAGCTGTTCGGGGGACGCAAAGTTAATACGACGGTCGCCCATCACAGTGTGGCATATGTCTTCCATTGTTATCTGCAACTGATTCTTTTCAATCTGGTAATCAGACTTAACTTTGTGCATTTCCGTAAAGTCAATCTTAATGCCATTTTGTTCGATTGTTGCTAAAACAGGCAGGAAATTGTTCATAAGTTTCAAATGTTGGCGGAGTGCAGCGTTACTGTTACGGGAAAACAGCTCACGGTGTGCAAAAAATAGCTCACGTGTAGACACGATATCAGCAATACCATATTCCTCGACAGTTTCCGGCGGCATACAGTCAAAGCCAACGCCGTTGCTTAAGTAATCTTGCACTAAGTCGCCTTTCTTCATAGCAACCTTACGGCGAGCACAGCTATCCGCTAGGCTTACGCCCCACTTCTGACAACGCAGAAGTAAATACTCTGCAATCATCGTATCGTATACGGGGCCGTCATATACAAAGCCGGCTTCCCACAACCACATTAAATCAAACTTAATGTTGTGCCCAACAAGTAGCTTAGTGTTGTGAAGTACATTTTGTATAGCCGCGTGATTAACCCGCGGGTCTATGTCTTTGTCTTGATGGTAGAACCATTTGAATACAGGTTCCGCATCATCTAGCGCATATTGTACCGACACAAGTTTGTTGTCCCTGTGAAATGGGGACGGGTCACTGCGTTTTGTGTCAGGATTAGTTTGAAATGTTGTTTCGACATCCAAAAACGTAATCATGCTGTGTACCTACTTGTAGCTGTTTCAAGGTTACAAACTATATTACCGTGGAATCCTGTCAACTTGTTTTTAGATATTGTGAGGTAACGGCGGCTGTCATTATTATCTGTGATGTCAGACTTACCAATACCTACAATCAAGTCAGCTTCCGCAGCTTTACCTGTCTTGCTGTTCTCCATCATAGCATATGTGACGTTGGTTTTGTTCTCAGCGTCAGCAGATGCTTGACTGATGCCTATGCCGAACAGGTCATGTCGCTTACAGATTTCACGAAACTTCAAGTATATTTCACGAAGCTTTTCGTCAGTACGAGCAAATGTGCCAGACACATTTATCTTGTCCAGCTGGTCTACAATGAGAATGTCAGGCTTTTTGTCAGCGCAATACTTATTAAGCCACTCAAGGCTAGCATCCACATAATCAAGCATAGTAATATTGTGAGCTATCTCAGTAAACTTTTCGCTAGCATGCTGGCGATTCATGTAAATTTGTTCACTACTGTATCCCGTGTACGCAGACACCGCACGTAGCATTGTGCGTCGTGCTGGTTCCTCATTAGTAATAATGTGAACGTTGGCGCCCTGGGCACAGAAACCATTAGGGGCGGTAGCCAGTGATACATAGAAAGCAGTCTTGCCAATCTCAGGGCGAGCGAACGCAATCATGAACTCTCCGCCTTTACCACCGCGCACAGCTTTAGCTAAACTAGGTATATTGAATTCCCAGCAATCTTCGTTAGCTGTGTACTGTAGCAATTCCTCGACACTGGTAGTGACGGGCGTAACTTCATCATCAGGCACGAACCCATTCTCAGAGTTTTCTACTAACTCTTTGATTTCATGTATCTTTTCAGGATGGCCTTCCATCATCATCAGCCCCATGTCTGCGATGCGCCGGCCTATTTCCTGCTGCCAGAGTTTTTCTAGTACATCATTTGCAACGTCTTCACCAATGTTAGCGTAGGCGTTAATGTCTTCTAATATCTCGGCAATCAGTTCGCGTTTAGCACGCGTAGCTGTAGGGTTGTGAACGCGAAAAAGTTCACGAACTTCCAACACGGAAATATCGCGTTCATACTTATTGTGTGCTTGTACGATTGTGTCATACAAGTCTGCTAGCTCGGAGGGAAACATAGACCGCAGCACGCGAGCCTTGTTTGCTTCAAAGAATTCACGACCAAGCAGTAGCTTGATTAACTGTTGTTCCGTAGTAATTGTGATATCTCCCGCGGTTCATAATACTTAAGGTCGTCGTTTATTCTTATTATTGTCGACGATACAAAATACGACAGGTACTTGTGGATGTCAAGCGCCTTACGAGTAGCATCAGGGTCAAGGCATACGAATACCTTTTCGTATTCCCGCAACTGTGTAAGGTCAGCGTCTTTCATATTAGTACCCAATAGTGCCACGCCAGTGGCAATAGGGGATATAGCACAGGCAGATGCAGCATCTTCAACTACAACTGCTTGTGAATGGGTGCCGGCTGTAAATAGTTTTTGCGATTTTCCATACCGATACCATTTTGGGATTGTCCCTTTCTTTAATGCTCGCCCAATTGCATCATATATTACTCCATCTTTTTGGACTATGAAAACAACTCTGTCTTGCCGTGGGTCATACATGATACGAGCCCGTTGGTTGTGGTAGGCATCCAAGCAATTATTTTTCTCTAGGTATTTTAATGCGCGAACATTTTCTGTAAAAGGTGTGAACTGTTCGGGCAAAGAAAAATTTTCATGCGCATGATAGTTCGTGATAGTTGCACGGATTTTGCTGGATATTTCTGTTTTTGAACGCTCTGTTTTCATCGTGCCAGATGATTTGCACGAAGCAACATAGCAATTCCACAATAGTTGGCCATGTATTTTGGATATAGTAAAGGTATTCTTGCCGCAGTTTGGGCAGCTGATACGAACAGAATTTCCTTCTGTCGGAGCATGTTTTTTTATGTAGTCTTGCATTGACATTCAGCCCTATAACTAATACTGCCTCTGGGGGAGTTCGCCCCTTTTAGCATGGATTTTAGATGATGTCAACATAAAAAAAACCCCAGCCGAAGCTGGGGCAAGTTGCGGGAGGAAAGAGATTTACTTGAAAGGGAAGTTATCGTACAGATAATCGTTTTTGTTAGCTTCTGCTGTATCAACGACTAGCTCCGCAATATCTTCCAATGACAGCCTATCTCTAATGAAGGATGCTAGCACACGCTTGACTTTTTGTCTATGCGTTTCTTCTGGGTAGAAACCAAATTCTGGGTCAAACGAATGCACAGCTTTCAGAGCGTTGTCCAGCCTGTCTAGAGCAGACTGGGATTGTTGGGCTTCTGACCGCCCTGACTGAACCAAAGACGTTTGCTTCGGGCTCGAATAGCTGCCGTATCCTTGGCCGTAGCCATGCGTGTATCCACGCGCACCGCGAAACCGAGGCGCATCTGGTTTTCCAGTCTGCCGTACTACAGGTAGAGATGCCCAGTCTACTTTTAGTAAAGCAGGAATGAGCATATTCTCAAGCCACATATGGTCAAAGCGCTCGTTAGATGTGTGCTGGCTAAAGTAGCCGACAGCAATATTGGTACACTCTGGAATCAGGCCGGTGTAATTGGCGCTGTCAGTAAATGAGCCGTTTGCCGATGGAGCCATCTGTTGCATCGGTGGCAGATTTGGATTTAGTTGCGAAGCTAGGGCTTGCGCAAAGTCGTCCGAACAGCAACGACCACCTGATTGATGTGTGATGATGTCCTCGTACCGCATACGGTCAAAAGCAATACAATGGTTGAAGCTTTTGAATTTATCAGCACGCTGGGTACTCAGGTAGCTAGAGCCGATACCACCGCATTCTTCACCGACATGGAACACATAATAGCCTTCAACGCCAGCTTCAATGAGGCGACACATAATGTAGCAACCGAGCTTGTCATCGGCACCGAGTACACATGGTGTTGCTTCTACCTCAGTTTCCACAGTGTACAGCAGGTCAGTTGGCTGCCAGCCATCAAACTGTGAGTTT